GTAACCTTTAGGGATTTCAACATCTAAAGTGATTTCTTTTTTACCTTCCAAAAGGTCTTTGCTGCCAAACTTGCTAGTTCTTAAATATGCTCTGTTAAATGCCATTTCTTTCTCCCGTTTATTTAACTTACAACCCCATTGTACATATCGTGTCGTTAATTGCAAGTTTTTATACAAATATATTTTAATTAATTTTAGGCATAAAAAAANGGGNNGAAACTACAACTGGTAACAACAACACCGCTGTAGGTTATGAAACGGGTTAACTACAACTGGTAACAACAACACCGCTGTAGGTTATGAAACGGGNTAACTACAACTGGTAACAACAACACCGCTGTAGGTTATGAAACGGGCTAACTACAACTGGTAACAACAACACCGCTGTAGGTTATGAAACGGGTTAACTACAACTGGTAACAACAACACCGCTGTAGGTTATGAAACGGGTTAACTACAACTGTATGTTAAATAATTTAGGCATAAAAAAAGGGGCCCGAAAGCCCCTTTCTGAAACAGTAAACGCTGTTACCCGTGATTACGCACCTTGTGAGCCGTAGATACCACGCCAATCACTCCACCCGAAGCTGTATCGCTCGCGAGCTTTGTAACGGATGTTACCCGTCGTGAAGTCAGGCTCCATTGACGTTTCCATCGCGCTGCGCTGGAACATCTTGAGGCCCTCGCCACCTGATGTTACAGACGTAAGCAGAAAGAAAGCGTCTGGGTCTGTCAGATAATGATTGACTGTGTAACCGCCAGCAAGAACACCAGTGCTCTTGATTGCGTTCAGGTCATTATCGGCAGAGCCTGGGCGTCCTTGTGAGTTTAAGATCCTGTCAGCCACAAAAACCAGTTCGCTGGGAACTACAAGTTTTTCTGCCTGGACAGAGATAGTCAACCCTCGGTCGTCAGTAAAGCCGCCTATGTCGATTAACGCATCTTCAAGGCTCGTCTCGTTGAGATCTGCCATTGATGTAGCTCTGTTCGCCGCTGTGCCACCGCCCGCTAGGACGTGCGCAGTATTAATCAGAGATACGCCATCACCGCCTGTGTAAGACGAAGAAAATGCGTTATTCAATACGTCGGCACCCTTGACTTCTTTGGTGTTAGCCATCGATTTCGCNAGGGCCTTAGAATACCGCTTGCCCAAGGAGTCATATAAGTTATCTTCNACNGCTTCTTGTGTTAGTGCAAAAGCAAGTGAGATTGTNTCATGNGTGTAGCGTGAAGTATAGCTTTCAGTGGCATTATCGAAATCAACCGAACCACCTTCAGTTTTAGTCGGCGCTCCACCGAAACCAGTAATCAATACTTCTTCTTCAAAGGCTCGCTGGGAGTCTTCTGTCGCAAAAATCTCAGCGAACTCCTGAGTGTACTCATCGTACGACAATCCGAACAAGCTGTTGAGGCCCGGCTCCAGCTCTTTAGCTAATTGTGCTCTTGAAATAGCCATTGGTTATCTCCTTTATGCTAGACCGGCAGACTTAACGCCGAATATTGAGTTTTGAATAACACAATATACGTTGGTGTTAGCTGAGCCGACATCTTGGTTATTGGGATCCTGAGAAATGTCAATCACTTTCAGGGGTAAGGTCGCGGTGGTTGCTCCGGTAGAAGTGTCCACCTCGTCTCCAGAAATACCAGTTTTGGTACTGCCGGCGTTGGTTTTGATAACGTCAAAGTTACCGAGTAAATCCGCAACAGGGAAAGCTTCATCAGATTGAATTTCGTAAACCACATCAGGGCTATCAATGATGTTAGCTATGATGTCTGAAGCTGCCGTACTTGCCGGATAATAGTTTTTAAAGACCTGTTCGCCTGATGTTGGGTCGGTATAGGAACAGCCGTTGAATACTCCAACCAAGGGTACGGTTCCGCCAACAGCGTGTATTTCTACACCACCGCCGGTTACCTGCATAACCAAGTCGCCTTGGAAAATACTCGTACCATATGAGGAAGCAATTCTATAACGTGACTGCCCGCCATTATACGGGGCCCCACCAATCATTTTCACAGGTTTTAGTCCAAAACTAGCGTCTTTATTCGCCATTTTGTAATCTCCTATAGATTATTGGTTAAGTGCATGTGCACATAGTTATTTTTTGCCAAAGGAAACTTGCGTATCCCGCTGCGGGTCATACTTAACATATGAGCTATCTTTTCTGCTTTGATTAAAAACACTGTTATCCAAAGCTGATACAGCGTCGTGCGATTTACCTTGATAATACTCACGTCGCTCCTCAATAGTCTCGTTAGCTATTTTTGCAAGCAAGAGCCCTTCATTGTAAACGATCCCAGCGTGTCGGCTATGATCATCCGCTGTCGGTAATTGCCAATCACTAGGAAGATCAGTGCCTCTTACGAGTTCCCAACCTTCTCTCAAACGTCTACTGACGTTAGCGCGATCTTCTTGTCCCAACATCGACTCCCTTATCCAGCGATATGTAAATCCTGGTGGGGCCGGCGGAGTTTCTAACTTTCTAACTGGTCGCCATGGTTTCCTACGAGTTTCTTTAGCGTGCGTCTCGGCATCACGAGAATTTCTGTTAAGCGCTTTCTTTTCATTGGTCATCACATTGCCTCCCTTGAAGCTATTCGTTGTTTTTCAACTGCCACCCGCTTCAACCAAACATCTTCGCTCATGTTGTGCGGCTTCAAGCCTCTAAGGCGCTCTACTTCTGACTTCGAGAATATTACGCCATTTTTCTTTCCTTGTGTTTTTTGACGACCACTACCTACAGTGGCGGAAGCAACTCTTTGCACAGAGGGTTTAGCTTCGCTTTGCGCGTCCTTCTTATCTACATCTACATCTACACTTGCATTTTGCAGGTGCGGGTAAACTTTGTAAACACGATTGTTCAATTCTTCGTAATAATCGTCACTGTCTGGCTCATGGCCTTCATTAATCAGATTATAGTGCTGGAAATAAGCAAACTGGGTCGCCTGTAAGTTTTCCTGGTCGCTCGCGTCGCCATACCATTTATTTTTTTCATACCAGCTCATGGCTTCTGTCGTTGGCTCTGGTGCCGGCTGCTGCTGCTGCTGCTGCTGAGCGCCTTGCTGCTGAGCGCCTTGCTGCTGCATTGCCTGGTTATATTGAGCTTGTTCAGTATCCTGCCTGTTCTTTGCTAGCCGAATTTTTTCCTTCTGGATGCTTAGATCGCTTTTCAAGGTGTCAGCCTTGGACATCAGATCAGCGTCACCAGACTCTACTGCCTTCTTGTAAAGGTCGTCAGCTTGGGCTTCTTTCGCAGACATTGCCTCTTCTTCTTTCAAAAGGACAGTTCCTGCTTGCGCTTGAGAATGGTTGCGCAAAGCCTGTATTTCGGCTTCTCGCTGGTGCGCAATCTGCTCAGCCATTTGCGCTCGCTCTTCAGCTGCTCGCGTTTTCGCGTTTAGCTTATTAATTCGCTTAGAAACCGACTTGGTGTACGTCTCCAGCTCTTCATCTGGGCTAGACTGTGCTTCTACGACAGCATCCTCTTCGACGCTTATTTCGATTTCTTGCTCTTCGGCTTGATTTGCATTTTCTATCATAATTACACGCTCAATATGTCGTCAGGGGAAAGAATCGTTGCTATCACTTCGTCGTCGTTGATGATTCGGCATTCTGCGCCATCCTCTAACTTAAATCTGGCGCCCGAATAACGGCCTATCAAAACCCATTGTTTTTCTTCACACCACTTCTTCTCTCCATATTTGGTTTTATCGCTATAACAAAGCGGACCTTGTTTTACGACAAAAGCAACGACAGAAGCTAAAGCTTCTTTATCGACAGTCTCTTTGGTGAAGGCTATGCCGCCCTTTGATTGAAGTTTTCCCGCGTAAGGTAAAACCAACATGCGCCAGCCAGTAGGCTGCGGCATCCGGTCTAAAACGCTTTGCTCTAAAATAGTGGGATCTAAAACGCGATCATCCGCCTCAACATACGCACTGGTTACATTTTCAAGTTTTGCCATATCAATTATTTTTATTGCGCTCTCTAAGCTCCGTGTCGATATAGTATAGTGCACTCAGCTCGCCATGTAAAAACTTATAATGTTCCATACTTTTTAGTGCGCCGGACATAAGTGTGTCTGAGATCTGATCTTCCCGTTCTTTGATCAGTTTTTTCACTACATCGTAATAATTGAAATCGTCCATGCCTCAATTCCTGACTTTGAACTTGAGTCCCTTGGTCGCGGCTCCTTTTCCCTTCATATTAACAATTGAGGTAACGCCATTATTGTTGCCGATAGCATTTGGGTTTGGTTTCTCGAACGACTTGTTGTTGGGCACCTTTTTGATGGCCATATTGTCTCTCCTATTTTTTACGCTTTTGACCTTTTGATCGAACCCCGGTCTTTGGTTTGGTTGTTGCCACTTTCTTAGCCACTGGCTTTTCCTTTGCCACTTTCTTAGCTGCTGGCTTTTCCTTTCCCACTTTCTTAGCTGCTGGCTTGGTTTCAACTGGCGGCAGCTCTTGAGCTGGTGCCGGATTTGGGCCTCCGTTTTTTAAAGCCTCAATGCTCGCCATTTTTTTAACAATTCTTGCTATGCTCGCCTCGCGGGCTTTGGCTTTAGCTTCAGCTTTAGCGAGGGCCGCATCCTCTTCAGCCTTACGGTCTAATTTTTTTTGCGCCCGCAGCGCTGCGACTTCTTCTACTCGTGTACTGTTCATTTTAGCTCCTCAAAACTTAACTTCTCATTTTTTGCTCTAATTCCAGTAATTTTAAATCGGCCTGTTGCTTCAACCGTTGAATCGACATGTCTAGCTTATCATCAGCAACATCTTTCTGTACATTAATGCGTTGACGTTGAATTTCGTTCTCCAGCAATTTCTCTTGCCCGCGTTGACCTGATTTCATTTCAAACTGAGTTTGCTCTTGGTCAATTTGTTTGTCTTTCAAGGCCAACTCTTGCTGCCGTATTGCGACCAAAGGGTCAGTTTCATCGCCCTGCCCAATTGATTGCAAGAACTCCTGGGTCAATTGCGCCAATATCGGCGCGGCAAACTGATCCAGTAGCATTTGGATCTCAACACTTGCGGACTGGGCTTGCTCTGGCGGCATCTGCTGCATCTGTTGTTGCACGCCTTGAATCCGCTGTTGAACCTCTGGTGGTATTTGTTGCTGCGCAATCTGTGCAGCCATAAACTGAAGGTGCTGCATGGAATGACTGATAATTATGGATTGCATTTGCGGGTTTTCTTTGACCACTTGTGTCAAAAACAAACTTCTGTGTGCTTCAACGTGTGATTGATGATTTTGCGCCTCAAACGCCTGTTGTGGCTGGCCCGTCATTAAAGCACTGTTTTCGAGTCCTGAATCCACCGGTTTCGGCGTAGTGTCCGGCGGTGCCTGCAATAAAGCTTCAACATTATCAATGCCCAGGGCGGCATACATTCGTTTGTAAGCCTCGTGCATCCCCAAAGCGCCGTGAATCTCTGGGTTACTCTGAACCATTTGCAATAGCTCTTGCGCAAGCGTAATTCTCTGGCTCTGGCTGAAGATATTGGGATCTGAAACCGGCACAACGTCTATGCGGTCATCAAAATCAGTTTGCTTGATCGCACCAGGCCCAGTTCCTGTCTCATAGCCGTAATTTGGGGGAATATATTCGGCGAATACTTTAGCAAGCAATTGAAACTCAAGTCGCTGGGCATAGTGCAGTCTTTTGTGGATAGCGCTCATCACCTTAGTGCCGCGCTCCAATAGAGCAACTGTTGTGCCGACCGGCATATTGCCGCTGGCATCACCTATGTTGGTGTCTGCAATCGCGGCAAAACGCTTTCCAGAATCTACTAGAATGCCTAGCAATTGCATCAAAACATTACTCGGCTCTTTAATCGGCAGTGGAATTAAGTTATCTCGCAATGACCCCCCACTTGTGTCTATGTCTCGAAATTCACCCGGCTGCAGAGGTTCGTCCTCATCCCTGATGCGCATACCTCTTGCCTTGAAGCCGGCTGGTAGATTTGCCAATGTTCCGGCGTCAATCAGTTGTCGTAAGATTGAAGTGCTGGCTTTAGAGATGCCACCGATCATGTGAGATAAGCCCAAACCGTAAAATCCGAGCCCTGGCAGGAACTTGTATTGCACAAAAAAGTTAATTTTGTTGGCGTATGGGTCGCCTTCGTTATAATTTCTGCGGATTGACAGAACTCGCTCAGAAGGCTCATCGATCGTAACGATATATGGCAACTTTAAGCCTGTAGGCTCGCCGTCTTCACCAGCATCTTCAAACCCTTGCAGGTCTAAAATAGTGTGAACCTCATAAACAATATGATCCCTGTCTTCTGAATAACTTGCCTTAATGCCCTGCAGCTTGTCTATTTCGGCCTCAACGTCCGATTCATCGCCATCATAAGAATTTTCACTTATGTCTGCGTCAATGTAAAATCCAGAAAGCTGTTGTTTTTTAATTTCATTGACAGACATGCTGATAGCGTGGGTCACACGCTCAGCGCTGGATAAATCGGAAGCCTCGTAAGGCACAATCAGATCTTCTGGTGCAATGAACTTAGAAATTGCCCGGCTGAGAACATTGTCGTAATAAACTTTTTTGAAGGCGCTACCAGCCAAAGGCAGATAAAACAACAACATATCCATCTCTGGGTCGTAATCCTTCATCACGTTCATAATGTAGAAGTTCATAAATTCTTGAACGCGATCTGCTTGCGTTTCAGTTTCTACCGTTCTGGCGCCAATGATTTGCGTTTTTACCGGACCCTTTGCCGGCAGCATTTCTTTATAAGCTTGTGCTTGGAATTGAGTAACGGCCTCTGCCAAGATAGGGTGAATTACACCAGAGCTACCCTCAAATGGTTGAGATCTGCCCTCATCAAATTTCATGCCCAAATATTTGAGGCCGTCGGTGTAGGTTTTTTCCCAATCCGACCGCGATTCTTTGTCTTTATTGATGGACGACAATATGTCTGAAGCAAGCTTTCCTAAAATATTTTCTTCTACCACCTCAGCTAAATTAGCCGAAAAGGATATTTCTGGCGGCTGATCTTCAAACTGCTCGTCATCCAGTAAAATATTTTCTTCAGATACGAGCAGTTGTGCAGCATTGCGTATTTCATCTGAACGGGAGGGCTCTGGAAAAACTTCCACAGCAGAGCCTGTCACCATAATGTCGGGGTCGTTTTCAGTACCAAGTCGTCTTTCAATTGCCATTATATTCTCAGTCTAACACTTGTGTTAATAATACACGACACGCTTTCTATTTAAAAAACTTGCCTCTTCTGGATAGTCTTCACTCAACGACAAAAATCCGCCCTGCCTAAATCTCATCAATGCCATCGTAGCACTATCACAATAATCATCGTGGTCGCCGTAAGGGAAGCTGGCCATCTCTTCAATAACTTCATCACCAAACGTCTCATCTGGCGCCCACACCATACCGCTTTCAAATATCGGCGCAACAGAGTTCATTCTGGCCACTTTATCCTGCCCTCGGCTTGGCGTATAGGCGGTAACCGGAATTCCCATTCTGCGGAGCTCTTGAGTCAATGGCGTCCCGGTAGCCTTGGCTTCGATTAAAATACAGTCGGGCTCCCAATATTTATACTCCTCCCAAGCCAGCTTTTTAAGCTCTGGGAAGTCAACCCGCACGCGCTTGGCGTCTAGCAGCATAATTTGCTCTGCATCTTCATCGCCCGCAATTTCTGGCTTGAAGATAGCCCAAGTGGTTATGGCAGAGTAATCAGCCGTCTCTTTCTTTGAGAATGCTGTGTCATAACTTTGAATAACATAGGAGTAAGCTGGAACCGCCTCTTTTTCCCAGCGATTCCACCACTCTCTCTTGACGATCGATCCAGACTCAGCGGTTGGGTTTTGGAGCCACTGGCTGTTCCATTTGGCGATGGGTAGAGACGCTTTAACCGAAAGCAATTCCTCCTTTTTCCAAAACTCAGGCCAAAGAGGCTCTTCGGATTCGGGCATAATGGCTGGAAACTCTATCACCTCCCACTGGTCAGCATGATCTGTGATTTGATTTTTCAACACTTTGCCAACCAAATCTTTGGTGCTCCAGCGCGTCATTACTATGATTATAATGCCGCCAGGTTGCAAACGCTGTCTGGGTCCACTGGTATACCACTCATAAGCCGACTCCATGGCTGTCGGCGACAAGGCATCTTGCTCAGAATGAGGGTCATCAATAATAAGCAGGTCCGCGCCACGGCCTGTTATCGCGCCACCCACGCCCGCGTAGAATGATTCGCCTTCTTGGTTAGTGGTCCACCGGCCAGCTGATTTATTGTCCGCTTGCAGCTTGAGGTCTGGAAAGATGTTTTGATACTCAACACTATCAATCATGTTCCTGACTTTGCGACCAAAGCGTACAGCGAGCTCTGCCGTATGAGTCGTTTGTATTATTTTCAAATCACCGCGTAACCCCATCATCCAGCTGGGAAAATAGGTGCTAGCAAATTCACTTTTTGAATGCCTTGGGGGCAAGCATACTATCAGACGCTTAAGCTTGCCTTGCGCAATCTTGTTGAACTTTTCGCCAATTATCTTGTGATGCCGGCCCTCAATAAACTCCGGCCACAAGTGCTTAACATAGCTGATAAAGTCGCCTTGGCACTTGTCTTGCAATTCTATCTGGTCATACCGGTTTAAGAGAGCCACAGCTTCAGTTTTGTCTTGTTGAGACAAAATATCGAAATCTTTTAGTGAAAGCTCTTGCATCAATTAAAGCCTAAACCTGCTCCCATTCTTTACCTTCCCAAAGCAAAGCTTCCGCTTCTCGGCGGCGCACGAGTCCTTGCAATACGTTGCCACCCGCTTTATTCCAGCGCTTCATTTGAAAGGGCACTTCTGACTTTTTGCCTTCATTGAGCACCTCCAGCATAGTGCTCCACTTTAAGTGTGTTGGCCCAAGATTAAATGTCCAGGCAACTAGAGCGTCAAATTGATTTTGCTCCAGATCTACCGTAACCAGCTTATCAACATAACCTTCAAATTCCTCCAAGTCCTCAGTCAACATCTGGTCCGCTTCATCTTGCGTGCAGCTGTCACCATCGCTCACGCCTTTGGTGTGACCAAACCCAATTGTTGAGACATCAGCGCTGCATCGATAACTCTCTAACTTACAGCCCTCAAATTTCTTAATCAGAGCCTTTCCTTCCTCGGATATTTTCATCTTAGGCATCTCCCGCCCAAACTTTAACTTTCTTGCCTCCGTGATACTCCACGGCGTGACCTTCATCAATAAGCATTTGACAAATGTCTTGCCCATCTTCCGCAAAAGGAATACCCAAAATCCTGCCATATTTACCTTTTCCAAGTGATTTCACTTTAAAATTGCCAACGCAAAGCTCTTTTAGTCGCTCTTTTGCAGCCAAACCAAGCTTTTTTTCAGCTAAATTTCTGGTCCTCGACTCTGGCGTGTCAATTCCGTGCAGTCTGACGCGCTGTTTATGTAGTTTGACATCAAACCCCAGGTCAAGGATGCAATCGAACGTATCGCCGTCAATTATTCGATCTAAGGTAGCGTTATATACAAACGCATCAGGTGAACTTTTTTTCTTCGCCATAACTATTCTTCCTCTTTCTCTTCTTTTCGAGTCGGGTCGTTTTCTCTATAATACTGGATAATGTTCAGATTCTGCCTGATATAGCGCCTGATATCGGCTAGATTATTTGCCAGGCTCTCATACGCCTGAGCAGTCAATCCATAGTACGCTACGGCGGGAGCGTTTCCTGCATCGTAGTTCGATATGTACTCACGCATAATGCTGGGGCTCAAAACAATCCATTCAATCTGGGAAGGTGTTAAACCCTCGGGCAGCGGCGGGTGATACATAGGCGCTGGCACCGTAATCGTGACAACCTCAACGGGAGCTACGACAGGCACTGCTGACTTACCAAACATGCCGCCCAGCGTAGAGCAGCCGCTCAACAACAAAACACTACTCAGGATTAGAAGTTTCATCGAATTGTTTTGGGTTAGTTAAGTCAACAAACTGCTGGTGAACTTTTGCCGTGCCTTTGTTAACAATCGTCTCTATCAATCCCGGCTTAGCGATAGCCAGATTATTCAAATCATGCCGCGAAAAGGTATTTCTAAGCTGATTAACCTCTTGACGCGCTTCATCGTTAGCTTCTGACAGCTCTGCGATACGCACCTGGTTCTGACGCTGAGACTCAAGCTGCGCCTGCATTTGTTCATTCTGCTGGGCAATCGCTCCTTCCAACACAGCTTGGTTGTTTATCGCCGTTTGCAGCTCAATCTTTAACTGCTGGAGCTGCGCTTTTTGCATATTAATATAGAAATATGAACCGCCGGCAGTGGCAACAAGTAGAAACATTAAAAGAATGCTTAGTCTCATTTATTCTAAATCCTGTAGCTAAAAATCCTGACTTTAAGCCCATGTATACACTTTCAGAGGTTTGCTTTTCCCCTTAACGTGGATGGGGTCCAGCGATTTTAGCAAGTATTTACAATTTTGTGCAGTTTTATCGCCAATCAGCGTCATAACACCAACTTCTTTGGTAGCCGATTCTAGCCTAGCTGCGATATTGCACGGGTCGCCAATCAAACTGAACGCAAATCGGTCGGTTGCGCCAAAGTTACCAGCGATGCAAATACCACTGTTAACACCTATACCAATAGCTATTTCTGGAATTCCTTCTTCTGTAAAGCGTGCGTTAAGCTCAGCAATGTTGTGCTCTATTTCCAGCGCCGCCGCAAGCGCAAGGTCGTGATGGTCGGGCTGTGGGATGATAGTGTTAAAATGAAACATTCCTGCGTCGCCAATAAACTTATCGGTGACCCCGCCAAACTTATTCACGGCCCTTACCTGAGCGTCTAATACATTGTTCATAATGTAGGTCACTACTTCTGGCTCAACAGACTCAGAAAGGCTCGTAAAACCCCTTAAATCAGTAAATATAATAGAGCAATCTACCCTTGCGCCATTCACTTGGCACAATTCAGGGTTGTCCTGCAACTTTTTGACCATGCGTGGGTCAAGGTATTTACCAAATTGCTGCTTAATAAGCTGCCTAAGCCGGTATTGCGTGCGGAAATTAAGGTAAAACGCCCCAGACGCGCTTACAAACTGGCAAATAAGGGTCCAAGTGACGTCTAAAAGCACCCCTTGTTGTATGGAATAAGCCCCATACGCGCCCGTAGAGGCAAAAATAACAAAAAACGACACTACCCCAAGGGTAACGCCTAATTTTGTCACCAAGACCCAAACAAACGCCACTGTGAGCACCAAAATGGCTAATTCTGCTGCCAACGACCAATCTGGTATGCGTGGACTGTCTTGGATTAGGATAGATTCAGCTAAAGCCGCTTGAATTTTGTGTGGCTCAAGCAATCCAACCGGCGTGGCCAGCTGCGGCATAATTCCAGCAGCATCGGTACCGATAAAAACAAAGCGGTCCTGCACGTCCATCTCAGTTAGCGTCGTTTGATGCGTATTCACCCAACTTATCCACTTTCGGCCTAATGAATCAGTCGCTACTGGGGGCAATCCTTGGACGATGATCTCTTCAATGCCATTTGGATTCGTCCTGATAATATAAGTGTCGGCATTGGCCAAAACCTTCAAAACCTGTGTGCCAAATGCCGGAACCCAGCCGTCTGGTGTTTTCATCAGTAGTGGCATACGACGAACCAGCTGGTCTACGTCTACTGGCGCCGAAGCAATTCCTTGTGACGCGGCGTTGCGCAGCACTTCAATGTTTTGGACTACGCCTGATGCAGAATAGCCGCCAACCGGATCTCCCATAATGACAGTACCAACCGTTTCTGGGAATCCAGAACCTTCGTTCTCGTACATTGCGAGCACGCTATTGCTGCGCTGCAACAATCTTGCAAACTCTTCATCGCCGCCTAGTCTATCTGGTTGTGGAAAAGCTACCGACCAGCCCACTCCTAGAGCGCCTCTTTGCATTAACTTATCTTGTATTTCTGCTAAACGCGCTCTGGGCAATGGCCAGCCGCCCTCACGCTCAATATCTTCTTCTGTGATATTTAACACGGCAAAATAATTGCTTTGCTCGTGATCGGCCACGAAATAATCAAAAGTCCTGAGTTTTAGTATCTCAGTAAGAGTTGATTGAAAGAGTAAGGGCAGTGAAAGAACCGCAACAAGCGCCACCGTTTTTAGCAGGAACTTCATTCGTCAAACTGGTTAATCACGACCGTTTTAGTACAATTCGTGACGCAATTATAGGTAGCAGTAATACTTTTATTAGTGGCACCCGACTGACTAGCTGTCACATTATAATCGTCCGTGTAAAAATTTAATCGCATATAGTGATCGCCACTTCCAGTCTGCGCGATACTTGCGTCATTGTTGTCGGCAGAATTACTAGCGTAAATTTTAGCGTAATGCTCTCCGCTTCCTGATTGATTTATGCTGAAATTTGAGCTATCTCCAAAAGCACGAATTTCTCCCTCTTTGTCGTTTCCCGTTTGAGTTATTGAGTAGACGTTATTGTCGCCTTGCATATAAATTTCTGCATCATTATTGTTGCCATTTGAAACAATATCCATATCGTTTGAGTCATCGTCAGCATCGATGTAACCAAAATTATCATCGCCTGTTTGTTCTATTTTGTATTCATTTCCCGTATGTGCAATTAGCTGGCTGTATGCACGCGCAACATTGCTTGTGCCATCCTGGTCTATGTCAATGGTGGCGCTGGAACAACTATGCGTAGCATACGTTCCGTTACTCAGCCCGCACCAGACTTGCGCCGTATTTCCAGAGCCAATTTGGTCAATATAAATACTGCTATTAGACCCTTTAGTATCAATTTCTATTGAATTTTCTGCCGCCAACAGAGAAAAACTAAGGAGACTGGTTAATAGAAATCGCATTATCGCCTCCCCCGTTAACGGTAATATCCAGTGCTTTTCCTGCTGCAAGGATTGAGATGTTATACGCTCCGCCCTTGTCCAGCTCAAGGTCTACAGTATTCTCAACACTTCTGAAAATAGTCAGCACCTCACCCTCAACAAAAGTGTAGATTTGATTTTGCGGATCAAAGCCAGGAATGATCCCTTCAATCTGAACGCCGGCTATTTGATCTACTTCTCCTTTTTCCGTGACCGACACTTCTATAATTTCCAGCAAATCCGTTAGAAAATCTACATTCAGAAGGTCTATATCAAGCCTGCCCATCTCTTCTTTAAGCTCGTCATTTTCTAACTCATTATCGTCGAGTTCAGTTTCCTCCAACAAGTCCACATCGAGTATATTTGAGGTCGTACCTGACTGTTCCTCTACTACTTTAGTAATTTCATCTCTTGGGTTAATAATCAATAAGTTATCAATAAAACCTAAAGTCAAACCTGTTAAGACAACGGGTCTAGTAGGAGGCGACTCTGCCACGGTGGTCATCGTTGCCTGAAAAGGTTGATTTAGAACAACTGTGCTGGCAGCGGTTTCAACCGTGATCTCACCGCTAGAGCTACCGTCTTCGTTGGGCAAGAGGATGATTAAACTACGGCCTATCTCATCGACCGTCGTGGTGAAATCTGTGCCTCTAATAAAAATCGAGGCCGTAGGAGTACGAATAGAGATATTCTTTTTATTAATTTTACCCAACGCGCCTGTAAGGAACCGGGCAGTACCGCTTGCCATATTTAAGGCTAACCTTGATTTGTCAGGATCAGGGTCGAAGATGTAGTTATCAATAACTACTTTGGAGTGCTCGGTAAGCCTTAGAATCGACGAGTCCAGGAACTCAATTGCCATACGGCCATTGCCTGTACGCACATCGTCATAACTAGAAATATCTAGCTCTAGTTTAGCGGTCAGGGAATTTGTTGTGTCTTGGCGAACAATCTCGCCAATGCCCCGAAGCTCCGTTATTTCACCAACTTGAGCTTGAGCAACAAACGGTAGAAATATCAGCAGCCACTTGCACATTGATCAATATCTATGGTCCCGCCTGTTGTAATGCCAATAATATTCACTACCCCAGCGGTAGACCCAGTGGAGCTTGTCTGGTCAATGTCAATATTGTTGGTATTGCCAGTGATGTCGGCGATAATAGAACTATTGGCATTCCCCGTTTGAAGGGTGTCAACGTCATTACTGTCGCCATCCACGGTCCAATTATTCGTTGCGCCGACTACCTCTGAGACAATGTTTAAGTCATTGCTCGTTCCAGTAATGACGATATCGGTATTGCCGCTTGTAGCAGTGGCTGCTGCACCTTGAGTGAAAGTAAGGGCGTTGGAGTCTCCGGTTGCGGCAAAATCAAAATCACTACCCGCAGCGTCTCCTGTTGCACCGACTGCGAGAGTTTGTGTGTTGGAATCGCCAGTGTTGGTCAGGGTGAATGAAGTAGTATTGCCTTGAGCAACGGTGGCTGCAATGACATTGCTGTCACCTATCTGGTCGATATCAACCGTCATCGTGGTTCCGGTCAATGACACCCTAGAGCCAGTAGTACCAACCACGTTCGAGCTTCCGATCTGGTCAATATTCATTGTCAGAGCTGATGATCCGCCGGATTGAGTAATATAGATGGAGTTGTCGGCTCCATTCGCGGAAAGCATATAGGCTAGGGGAAACAACACTGCAAGATACAAAAAACAATTTTTAATCAGGAATTTCATTAGAAACCTCTTTGTGTGGTTCAAAATCCCACAGATCGTCTTCAATCCCTTGAATAATTATCCCATAAACCGCCGCTTCAATAGCAGAGCGAACCGCGTAGGTTTGCGTTTCATTGGCAGCAAAACCGCCCTCTAACTCAAATAGCTCTGTCCCATTTTCGGTAAATCGAAATGTGTCTAAACCCGTACTGGTCGAATAAACTTGTTTACTTGTTACAACATTTAGCAGAACTTGTCCAGTTTGCACTAGAACTGCTCTCAAGGCGACGTGTACCTCGTCAATTCTATACTCGCTGCGGATTCCAATTCCGAGGTATCGGGCCCCGATACCACCAGAATGAAGATTGGTGTCGTATCCAACAATTCCGCCTGCCATTATCAGCCCCGAAAATAACAAGGGTTCTAGCTTATTAGCGCCTTCTCCGTCATAGCTGCTTCTGGTGGAGATAATTAGTTGTCTTTCTCTTGTTAGCGCGTCTAAATTGCCACGCTCTGCCACTAAAAACCACTTACCATTGCCCGCTGCCAACAGCGCATCTATAAGAAAAGCATCTCCAGCCTGAGTCACAGCGGTAGAGAACAAGGCCATGTTGTCTGAGGTGGCCCTTTGTCCGGTTTGGTCTGAAAAAGAATAGACGCTTACAACAGCCTTTTGTCGTGGCGGAGAAAGATTTAGAAGGTTTTTAAGCGTTGCTCGCTCTATTTTTGGGCCACGAGGACAATCATTAACTATAATTCCTCGATCATCTATTAAATCTTGGCTAATACCGGCACATTTCTTAGCTGAATCAACACTAGCGCATCCAACAAGTAAAACTATTACGCATAGAGCAGACCAAAATATTATATAAGTTAAGAAACGCACGGATCTGTACTACAGATGCCAAAACTACCAATTGGTATCCGTATTTCGGTGATGGAACCGTCTGTATCCGTAACAGTCAGAATTATCTCTGTACCCGTATTCACGAAGGCTATTGAGTTGCCTTCAAGGTCAAAAACCCCACCTGTGCCGCCTGTTTCAGAATTAAATAAAGATTCTGCCAAATCCCTGGATAGCTGAGAAAATATGCGTGATTCTAAGTTTCTAACAAATTTGGCAAGCGTAGTGTTCTCTTGCTCACGAAGCAAATCATTCGCCTTAGATTCAATTTCTTCTAAAATCGAGGCTTTGCGAGTTCTTTCTTGCTCATCAATCGTCAGATAATGGGCAGATTGCCCAACACCATTAAAAGAAGGACTATTGAAGTTAAACACTAAATCAGTTGCCTGAGCAGGAATCGCAAATAAACTAATTATCATCAACCACTTGTTCATTTTTCTGCTCCCTTAACTCAATCACCGTATCAAGTTTTTGCTGTAACCGGATGATATCGTTGTCTAACATTCTAATACGGTCAATCAAGGCAATCAGCGTGACATTGGCTTCAGCCAGCTTCGCCTTGATGTTGTTGGTTATAAAGTTCCATATAAAATAAATCATATAGAGCAGCCCCACAGCGGAAACTATTGGAAAGCCGTACTCGCTGATTGCTGCTGCTACATCCATTAATCTCTTCTTGCATCTTCTTTCCCGTTTGCTCTGGCAATCCTTCCTAAATCTGGCCTGATCCCAAGCACCGCGCACATAGTGCAATCAAGCCTAACAATATCATGGTTCATTGTTTTTACCCTATTATCAAGGGCTTGAACAATCCCATGTATGCCGTTGACCTGCCCGATAACGCTTTCAAGGATGTACTTAATGGTCAGAAATATAAAAAACCCCGCAATCAGGGCTATGGCAATGGGAAACCCTACCTCGCTAATCAGCGAAAAAACCTCGTTCATCAATCTTCACCTTTGAACTTCTTGCTTTGTCCGCTGGTCCCTGCATATATCCCAAAAACTGCAGCCATAGCCCCGACGAGAATGCTCACTAACCCTGCTTGCTCCAGGTTGGGCTCTGGCAATGTCATAAACCACATCACCACTTCATACAGCAAGTAAATATACACAGCAACAAACACACGGGGAAAAATCCGCCAGGCATCGATAGTCTTAGCTATATGAATCCATTTTTGGTAAGGATTGACACCAATGTTGTTAGGCGTGACTTCTACCTCAAGCTCTATCTTCTTTTTGATCGCCTCTTCAGTCATAGAAATTTAGCCGCACCAATAATTATAGTGACCATAAAGGGGTAAACACCCCACAGAAGCATTTCCAGTCTCTTGAACTTTGCAGAACCTTCCTCAAGTCTTTTCTCAATATACTCATAACGAATAGCACACTCTCTTTCGTGTGCGTTAAGTTCTGCTAATGCGTCTTTTACCGTAGCCATTATTTTTTACGAGGTCTTCCTCTTTTCTTTTTAACCGCTACCGTTTTATACGCCTCGTTAACATTAGGAGTTGATTTATCGTCTGCTTCATATTGACCTGTAGCAGTTCTTGCTCGAACAATTTTTTCCTCATACCCAAGAAAAGTTGTTTTCAACCATTTTGTTAGCTCTATAACCATTTTATTTTCCTGCCTTATCTTTGGCTTTACCGATGTTTAAGGCTAAAGCGTCAATTAATTTATAAAGTTTACCTATCCAAACATCATCTTTTGGTGTGGGTGTGGAAGCCGCAATTAAACTTGCTCCCGTCACAATAAGTGCAAGAATACTAATAATTGTAAAAATAGTGCCCATGATAAAACTCCTTTAATTAGCCGCAATGTAGGCTGTGCCAGTTGAAACNGCNGCAACGTGTGTAGTTTTAAGATTTGAAGCAGCCCCTGCAATATTAGGCGTACTTTCGGTTTCCGTATAAAGCAGAATTGTAGAAAGATGATCTACGTTTTGCTGCACTGTCGCGTTGATTGCCGCTTGGTCTGCTAAATTTTCAGCATAAGGAGAAGAGGCTCCGTCTGCGTTAATTCCATTGATTAAGGCTACTGAATCTGATCCTGCTGCTAAACATTCTGTCACTGTTTGTGCCATTTTTATTCTCCGTTACACTTACATCCTGGTTTAGATTCTAGCTCTGCTATTTTTGCAGAAAGCTCTTGTACTGCTTTAACTAGCATCGGCACTAAATTGCCCTGCGATAACTGCTGCGTACCATCGAGGTCTTCATGCCAAATATTGTTGCCATCAAGAACGTCAGAATGGTCATCAATAACAGACTTTACTTCTTGAGCTATAAAACCGTGATGAGCCTTACCTTCTCCAAAAATAGGGTCTGAAGAATCAGCATCGTGTTGNGGAAGGTTTTCTGCTACTTCATTTTTAGCGTTCCATTTAAACGTAATAGGACGTAAATCATTGATAAATTCAAGTCCTGCTGTGGAATCTGCTACATCTTTTTTAAGTCTTGAATCTGAAGCCGCCGCCCATGATGTGTCGGAACCATCCAATCCAAGAGTAGCTGTTCCGCCACCCGTTCCAATCCGTACTGTGTTTGTTCCGGCTCCAGTAATAGAAGAACCAATTACAATTTCACTATCTACATCAACCGCGCTTGGTGCAAGGTTATAGCCGAGGGCAGTGTTCAAATTTCCTTCGGTCAGGTTATCGTGACAAAGACTGCCTATCAGCGTATTTGTTACGCCAGTGGTAACTGCAACACCTGCATTTTTTCCCACTGCCGTGTTGTTTGCTCCCTCCGTGTTAGCCCCTAACGCTCCTTTACCCACTCCCGTGTTGTCAGCGCCCGTAGTATTAACATCTAAACAGCGGTCGCCTACTGCCGTGTTGCTACCAGCCGTGGTGTTCGCTTTTAAAGCATCTCGACCAACCGCCGTGTTATTGGCGCCAGTTGTGTTAGCCCCTAAAGCATCTAAACCGATAGCAACATTGTCATTTGCTGTCGTATTAGCGTCTAAAGCGTTTCTGCCTACTGCTGTGTTAGAAGCACCAGTTGTGTTGGCAGTTAGGGCTTGATAGCCAATAGCCGTGTTGCTATTGGCGGTTGTATTGGCGTCTAAAGCATGGTTGCCTAGAGCTACGTTACTAACGCCTGTCGTATTAGTGTCTAAGGCATTTCTACCAATAGCAACATTTTGATTTCCTGTCGTATTGGCTGTCATTGCAGAATGACCGATTGCGATATTGAAAGAGGCGGTCGTATTGGCGTCTAAAGCTAAAGAACCGATAGCAATATTTTGAGCGCCCGTGGTGCTTACTGCTAAAGCAGACCTGCCTATTGCTATATTTTCAGAACCGGTGGTGTTTTCGGTTAAAGCATCTTGGCCAACGGCTGTGTTGCCGGAAGCTGTCGTAGTAGCGTCACCTGCGGCATATCCTACAAAAACATTATTATCACCCGTAGTAATAGCCGTACCCGCTTCATCCCCGACAACCACATTGTAATTGCCCCCAGACTCAATGGTATTACCTGCGTTGACACCTGCTCTAAAGTTACTTGTTCCAGCAGTAGCCGAAGATATATCTCCGGCAACGGTTAAGCCAGCAGCACCAACTAATTTTAAATCATCTGCTGATTCATCCCATAATAAATGACTTCCTGACGTTGCTCCAAAGAATTTAACATCGTAACCCGTATCATCAACACCGACAGTAATGGTGGCATCTACTTGCGTGGCCCCGTCGATGTCCACCACATCCAGATTACTAGTCCCGTCAACATCGAGGTCTGTGCCAACATACAGCTTTTTGGCTATGCTTGCGCCGCCCTCAGTGCGTAACGCCCCTGTATCTCCTGTGGCATCGCTCGAATCCGTGGTGTTTGTTACGTCAAGCACTCCCGCAAGAGTAGACGTACCTGCCACAGCCAAGGTAGTAGCCATATCACAGGCCCCGTCAATGTCCACCACATCCAGATTACTAGTCCCGTTTACATCTATGCTTCCTTCCAGATCGATATCACCATTTACAGTTAAATCATCGGTAACCGTTAAATCATCTTGCACTTTAAGGTCTACAACATTAAGGCTGGCAAAAGCATCAACTACTGCTGCGCCAGAACCTGCGCCATCCAAGTAAACAGCCTTCACATCGCCTGGAGGTATCGTTATATTGGCTCCAGAGCCTTGGGAAATAATGATATTTTGAGAACCGCTCGTTGCGTTTTCAATAAACTGCATTCGATTGACTGTATTTGGAGCAATGGTAATCGTGCAGGCTGAGTCTAGTGTGCCTGTATATTTGACAAACATGGCTCGAACGGGGTCAGTAGCGCCGTCGGCAACAGTGGAGGTATGCGTATCCGCGTTTGTGGTTATACCTTCGGTGGCGTACCCTAGTGATTCTCCAATTAATTCTAGCGAAACATTGGTCTTTGTGCCCCAAGTTCCTGAAGCTTCTCCAGTTCCTATCTCTTCAAGGCGTAAATTATTTACATAGGTTGACATATTTTAATCCTTATAATTTGCACTTTCTTTAAGCAGCCTCGCGGCCAGCGTCTATTTCTTCGTAGCTTGGTGTTTGGTCTGTGCTGATTGTATTGTAATTTGGCGTCTGAGAAGTATTTATTTCCCCCCACACCAATACCGTTCCTAATAAAGAGGTTGTTTCTACCCCTACTGGGTAAGCTTTAGCGGCTGCGTTTGGAGAAATTGCGCCAACGGCAGAAGTAATAGCCTGACCGGTTAAAGTAACAACTTCATTTTCGTAAACAACAACTGAGCCGAGCGCAGACGTTATCGCAACACCTGTTAATGAGACTGAAACAGAGGTTGCGCCCCAGTAATCAGACCCCCAGGTGCTTCTTCCCCAACCCTGCGCCATTAATTTAAGTCCGCCAGAGCGCTTTCCATTTGCGCTTTAATGCTTAGCAGGCTTGCTCTGACGGGTGCCGTTATGAAGTCATTTGTTAGAATTGACGTTATCTCATCAAGCGCGGCTTGGATTTTTTCTATAGTCGTCATTATTACATTATAGACTGAATTGCAATTTAAGAAAGTCCTTGGAATTTTCGCTCTAAAATCTTGCGTACCTTGGCATAATGGAAGCCTTCAAATCCGGCGTGGGTGGACGACACCTGTTTGGCAATGCGCTTTATCCCAAGGCCACGCTTGCGGCAAGCGCGGATTGTTTTAAGCACCGCCTGTTCCTCGGGCAGCTCAACCAGTTTCATCCGACGCTTTAGACGATTTCCCGTCTTGACCTTCTCTTCGACGCCTTCGTACCCAAATGGCACAGATCCGCCAATTGCGTAGCCCCTTTCAGCCCACGCTATCTTGCCTTCTTTGAACTTATCGACCGTAGACCCGTACTCAATCTCAGAAACGGCGCTAAGGACCATCAACATAATCTTGTTGACCATCTCATTCATGTCAAATTTAGAACGCAACCCGTTGCCCTTTTTAGACTTAGGATACACAACCGGCACATCCCCGAACTGTTCGCACAAATACAAGGTGACGCCTGCCTCCTCTAAGAATGGGATCGTTTTCAGCATATCAGCCGCCGACCTAGAGAGCCGGTCTATCCTTGTCGCTACTATCACGTCGTGGACATCGATAACATCAGTCATCTCCCTGCAGCGGTTTCGCTCCAGTATCGGCACCGTTCCGCTGACGCCATCGTCAATGAACCANTCNTCCACTTCGCGGTTGTACTTGTCTTTAATAAACACAGAAATTAAGTTTTTCTGAGTTTCTAGGCTGATGCCGTTTTGCGCCTGTTCCACCGTGGACACACGGCAATAGCCAAAGACATTGTTAATCTGCTTGATGGGTCCGCTCATGTCGAGTGCTCCTTGGTTTTTTGAATATTGGCAGCACGACCTCGACACTTAAAGCCGTACTTCGTGATCTCATCGTAAATGCGCTTCCAATCAATTGTAAGTGACAATCGACCCTCCTGATAATCGCCGACCAGCAACTGGCCGTCCTTAAACAGTTGCATCGACCGATAATCCCTGTGTGTGCCCTCAAACTGCATATCAATATCATGTTTCATGCACGCTCGGCGCACGCGATTATAAAAAACTTTGTTTTCTGCTACGTCCATTTCATTCCCCTGTCAAAAATATAAACTACTTTCACCCTAAGCCTTGAATTTGCAAAAGTAGTTCATAATCTAATTTGCTTGATGCGGGCTGGAATGACGCTAAATGTGTTGCAGTCCGAACAGCACCTGCCAGAATTTATTGGCTCAGCGTTGTGGCCCTGTGTCCAGAACCCTACGCCCGTGCTGGGGTTGACGTGAACGTCAATAACACCCTTGCAAATACTGCACGATTTTTTAGACTTTCCCATTTAATTTCTCCCGCTAATCAATGCCTTCAGTAATTTATTGTGTAAATTTTCACTGGTGTTCCAAATCCTAGACGCCCATTGCGGAGTCATTTCTTTGCCGTCTTGCCAATTAAACCCGATGGCATCATCTGCCATATCAGCATAAACGTTATCGGTTGCGACATCTCTGACAGCTTCCACTTCCCATTTGTCTAATGGCTTGCCGGCGGTTAGCTTGGCTATTAATCCCGGCAACCTCTCATCATATATTTGAAAGGCTTGCTCATAACTTATGTCAACGGTATCGGCCAAGACCTCGGCCATTGCATCGGGAACTTCCAGCCGATGCTCGATTATTTCAATTTCTAAGTTGGTTAAGTGCATAATAAATTTACCTTATTTTTTTATTTACAACCCCATTATACATATCGTGTCGTTAATTGCAAGTTTTTATACATATTAATTTTTGAGGATTGAACGTATGGCTAAAATAACCATAGATCATTTGTCCAGTTGTCATGCTACCTCCTCAAGTATCAAATACATTTCGTTGCAGATCTCTTCAAACTTAGCAATCTTTTGCTTTATTAGAATCTTTGCACCACCAATACCTGGTGTTTTCTTGCAACCCTCCAACAAGTTAAGTTGA